TCCTAATTGTGGTACTGAGTTAAGAAGTGTCCTAGATGCTATTGCAACGCTTCCAGAGCCATTATCTACTATTGGTCGTGCCAATGTAACCACAGAAGTTACTTCGCTTCCTATGTCACCAGTTGTCAATGTAGCCGTTGAGTTAGCACCAGTAAAGGTAACAATTTTGGTATCTCTTGCACCGGCAAATAAGAACTTACCACCAGTCCACAATGCATCATCTAGTGATGTAGTCAATGTGTCTATATTACCGTATAAATCCAATCCTTCTAACGTCATACCTGCTGATGCAGAGCTTGCAACAACATCTACGTCAACAACACAAGATGACCATTTTTTAACTTGCCAGTTGTATATCAATAAAGTATCTTTTGCAAAGTTATCAATAAATTTCCAGACCACAATCTTACGGATAGGATCAATTGTTGATGACATTAGATTAAGTTTAGATAAATTGGCATTAGCATAGAACCATGAATCTACTTTTTGCGTACCAATTGGAGTTACAGTAGAGCCATCACATGAATAAAAGCCATCCTCACCTAAGAAGTAGCTCATTCCACCATATTGAACTACTGAGTTGCCTTCAACACATCCAACACCACGGCTAATTGTGTCAAATTGAAAGAATAAAGGTGAGCCAATGTAAGACATACGAACAATCGCACGATCTAGGAATATAAGACCAACCTCACCGCCTGTTATGCCGTGAATATTGCCACCATCTGCAATAACTTGGTAATCTGATTGAGATGCAGCACCAGCAGTCCAATTAGATGCATCATTAATATTTGACCATTGCACCTTGTTGGCATTTGTACCGCTATCTAAGTTGGCAGCAACAACAAAGTCACGGACAACAGTCACATATTCTGCTACAGGTGCGCTTGCATCTAAGTCATCAAATGTTGTGCTTGATCCTAATGTATAACCTTGTAATTTATTTACATTGTTAGCTGCAATAATAGTATCGCCAAACTGAGCAAAATGCCATTTAACTATGTTGCTATAGTTGCCAGTCTTAGATACGTTATCCATGCTTAAATCAGCACCATCTAACTTGAATAATTTAGTAGCGCCACCAGCAAAGATGTTCGTTGTTGCACTAAACTTACCAGCAAATACATTATTAAGATTTTCGCTGGCAGCAGCAGAGTAGTCTACAGCTAATGGAAATGGGTTATAACCCAATATAGTTGGCACTACATTCTGTGCAACAGACAAGTTTTCAGCAACACCGGCTAAGTCTGGTGTCCATTCTGTAAATTCTATACGTTGAGTAGCCATTATGCAGTACGATTCCACATATATACTACAACATACGGTTGAAGGTTAGCATTTGTTCCACTTACACCTTCTGTGCTATTAGTAGTTGCAACAGTAATACCTGTAGTAGCAGAAGCAGAAGTAGCATTTACTGAAGTATTACTTACACCAATCTGAGTTTGATTAATCCCACCTGAACTAGTGTTCCCAGGTAAGTTGTGCGTATGTCCAGCATCTGTAACAACGGAAGTTGCTGTATGGGTATGGCTAACAACTACAGCATCTGCACTACCACCTGTAGCTCCAGCACTAAAGCCACCACCATTACCGAGCAATACACGACCTGCGCCAAATTCTACCCATGTACCAAACCCAAACAATGTGTTTGGATTAGTTGATACCGTTGATGTATATATTGATCCAACTGGGTAAGAAACTGCTAAAGCAGCAGTAATTGCAGCAGCAGTAAAAGCAGTAGTCGCTATCTGTGTAGTATTTGTTCCAGATGATGCCGTTGGTGCAGTAGGAACTCCAGTTAATGTAGTCGTGCCAGTAACAGTTAAGTTGCCACCTACAGTAAAGTTATCTGCATCAGTACCAGTTTGCTGGTCTTTAACTTGAGCCATCAACTCACGGATAGCGTTATTAATTCCAGATGGCGCACAACCTTCAGCAATATCTATACCACCAATATCGGTGTTGTTTGCTGCCGTAGCACTCCACTCACTTATCTTATTCTTTGCCATGATCTATCCTTTTAAAAGCCAAGTATTACTGTTTACTGGTGTATTTGTCCATGTGTTAGTTGTTACATTACTTTCTGTCCACGTATTGCTTGTGACTGAAGTTTCTGCCCAAGTATTTGATGTTACATTTGCATCTGTCCAAGTATTATCACCAACAGGCACATCTACCCAGTTATCACCTATATTTGCTCCGTTAGCAATCACAGTTGCAGTTGCTAATACTTGACCATAGGCAGAATATATTGCGTTAGCATAAGCAGTTACGAAAGCATAACCATTAATATGTGCATCTGCATTATATTGTACACCGCCAAGAGCAGTAACTACTGCCGTGCCATTTATTGATCCAGACGCAGTTCTAACTCTACTTGCATCACTTGTTACTGTAGCGACACCATTAATAGCACCGCTTGATGTTCTTATCCGTATTGAGCCAGATGATACAGTTGCATTGCCTATTATTACAGCATTTGCGTTATAAATTACGCTAGAACCGCTAGAAACAATCGCTAACGCATTAATACTTCCGGCTGATGTCCTAGTCCTAATTGCACTTGAACTAACGGTCGCAAGCCCATTAATTTGAGCCGAATTTAATCGTATTGCATAAGCATTTGCTGTTACGTCAGCATTAGCTACTATTGTAGCATTTGCACTAGCAATTTTATTTGCATTAGCTGTAACTATTGCATTGCCATCAACACTAGCAGAGGCTAATATAATTTGGCTAACTAATGAGCTAAATGGTACTTGAGAAAATGCAGTTATCCCAAACATTATTTACTTCCTATACTCAAACCCAAATACAAGTGATAGGTATCTTTTACTACCCTCTACTTTAGTCAGCTCATGCTCTAAAGATGTATCTAAAATAAAGCAGTCTTTTTCTTTATAAGATACTAATTCACCATCTGCCCATAATTTGCCACCAATATCTGGTTTTTGCAAAAGTATTACGAACCTTATATGCTTGTAATCCCCTAGTATTCCATCTGCTGATATAGTAGATCCACCATCAACGTGCTTACCTATTCCAATATTTAATGGCACGGATAATACAAAGTCTGGTATTAAAGATGGCAAATAAAGACCAGCTTCAGAAACGTCAGCACATTTAGCCCTTAATTCATCTAGCCACACAGGTGCATTTGGTATTGTTTGAATTTCAACAAAATTAGGCTCGTTGTTATCAACAATAAAATTAGTCCATATAAGCAGTTCAGCTAATTGACTATCTGTAATAAAGTCTTTAATTATCATATTAAGACTTCATGATGTAGCAAAGAGCGTAGTACGGTGGTAGGTTAGCATTAGTTGCGCTTGAACCTTCTGTGCTGATAGATGTTGATACGCTACCTGCTGGAGTACCTGCAGATTCTGATGTATTTGTAGTATCTACAGTAATACCTGTTGTTCTTGTATCTGAAGTAGCATTTTTTGTTGTATTATTTACACCAATTTGTGTTTGTATAATACTACCTGATGATGTGTTCCCAGGTAAGTTATGGAAGTGACCTGGGTCAGTTACTGTAGATGTCGCTGTATGGGTATGTGAACCTAGAGCAGAGCCAGTAAATGATGATGTACCAGTATGGGTATGGCTTACCAATGTTGCGTTAGCACTACCGCCTGTTGCACCTACTGCATAAGTTGAACCTGCACCTACTACGAACCTATCACGCAAGTCTGGTGTACCGCTTGCACCATTACATAGTAACCATCCACTAGGGATAGATGCTGCCGAGCCAGACCATATAATAATACCGCCTGTAGGTATGCCACTAGGACTTTGCCATGTAGCAGCCGTGCTACTGGTTGCTGTCAATACTTGTCCAGAAGAAGGTGCAGCAGAGCTAGATACATTCACTACTGTCGTGGCAGAGTTTAGCGCATCGGTCTTAGCTGATTTTCCTGTTGTGTCTTGATTCCATGTAGGAACTGTGCCAGACAAGTTTGCATAGGTATATCCTGTACAGTTAGTCAAAGTTCCACTAGTAGGAGTACCAAGTGATGGTGTAGTAAATGTTGCACTTGATAAAGTCTTATTTGTAAGTGTTTGTACACCATCAGTAGTTACAGATTTCCCTGCTGGGTATGTAACAAATACAGCTTTAGTACCAGCAGTAAACGATATAGCAGAGCCTGTAGAAGAGTCTAGCACTATGTCCCTAGATAAAGTGCCAGTACCAACAGTCCCAATGCCTATTTCCCATTCAGAACCGTTTACTATTGTGTAGTAAGTTGTGTTTCCGTTTCCTATCGCAGAGGAGAATGACTGAAATCCAGATACAGCACCAGCAAGCGTAAAAGTACCTGTGCCGGTAGTAGCCGATGTTTCCTGTACCCTATCCTTGACTATAAGAGCCATTTGTTATCCTAAGATAATGTTACTGAAAGACTGCCAGAAGCAATCTTGAATATATCGCCTGTATCAATTGTTTTAGATGCGTCTAATGGAGTATGGTATAGCAAGTTACCACTTGTTGATGCGTCATATAAACCAATCCAGCCTACTGTACCCCATGAGCCTGTAGCCTGTGGGAATGTGCAGTCTGCGTCAGATAGGCTAGCACCGTTAGATGGTGCAGCAAATGTTACAGATGTACGTGCGTAAGAGCCACCAGATACTTCTGTACCGCTACCGGCATCAGTTGGATCGCTAGTAAATAGAGCCACGTAAATTGTTGATGGTGCTGTGTAAGCTGTAGCTCGTAGCGTTACATTGATTAGAGCATTTTCTAGGTAGTTGGACATTTCTGACATAATAATTCCTTTATCGTGTTGCTATTGAGATTGCAATTGGTGACCCAGCGTACTCGCCTTGGTCATCTGATACGGTTAAAGCATTTAAGCCACGCTCATATAATGATGCCCATGTCTGTAGACGTGAGTCGTTCATAATGTATGGCTCTGCCTCGCCCAATGCACCATAAAGCAACAAGTCTGGGCATATAGCCATAAATGCGTTAGATGGCACGGAGTCGC